GCGCATGCAAGTCGTTCACGCTGATGTTGATTGCCACGTCACGCTGTCTCGTATCGTACTGCGCGTTCAGCTTGCTCGCCATCCACTTGTCCGTGTCCACTTGCAAGCGCGCCACGTTGACGTTGTCACGTTCAGCAAGCTGCGCCGTCTCCAGCGCACGCTCAGCGTAGAAGTGACCAGCCTCAAGCTGCGCAGCCTGATAGCGTCCACGCCGCCCGTCGCTCGCGTCGAGCCACTTCGCCCACAACTTGTGACCTATGTTAAACTCACGCTTGATCGATGCCAGCGACACGCCGCTTGCGATGCGCTCGAAGATCTCGTCCTCTCCGAGCTTTTCCAGCGCCATGATCTTTGCCCTGCCTACCTCACCCACCACTGACCATCTCCCCTGCCAGCGCAGCGTACCCGCACATATCGATCCAGTTATCCATCTTCTGCGGTGACGCGCGTGACCTACTTACCTTCAACAGCACCATCATCGCGCAGACGTCCGCCTCGCTTACAGGCTGACCGAGGTAAGTTGACCACATGCTCGCAATCCTTCCAAAACTCTCCTTCGCCTCGCCGTAATCGTTGTTGCGATCATGCGTCGTGATGTCTGCCGCCCTCTCAAGTAACTCTGTCCTGTACATCCTTCTCTCCTTCACCATGGTATCTCGTCATTGATGTCACGGCTATGCTCTTCGCCGTTACGAATTATACTCTTCACATGCGCTTTCGGGAAGGCACTGAATGCCTCGTCCAGAAACCGCGCGCTGAAGTCAGCGCAGAGCACCCTCGCCGCATCGCTGAAGCTGTACACGATCCACTCTGGATACTTCTGCCGCAGCGACGCCCAGCCGTCGAGTGCGATGCACACGATGCGCCCGTCGTCCATTTCCATGCAGTATGCATCCTCATGCAGCGGATGATGCCCCGCGTCCAACGCAGCCTTCTCCAGCACGTCCCACGCTCGCAGCAACTGCGTTGCGATGTCATGCGTCCGCTTCACGTCGTTTACGTCCACCGCCTCACCCAGCGCCTCGTATGCCGCCTCGAAGCGGCCAGCGAGATCCGGCGCCACAAGTGACGGCAACCTGTCGCCCCACTTGCTCGTCTTCTCCCGCGCCTTTTCGTCGAGCGGTTTAAGTTGACCCCAGACTGCCGCCTTAATGACCTGCGCCTGATCGTCCACCCGCCCCATTGCGTCCCGCCCCTTCTGCTTTACTTGCGTCGCGGTAACTTTTTTCTTTCTGATAGCCATGGTAATGATCCTCCTCCTTCCACAGTTCGTTTCCACCTAGTCCACAGTTACCACCACAGTTGCATATATATATGCAACAACTGTGGTGGAACTGAAAGTGGCCTCTTTTACCACACTTCCGCAGTCTTCCACAGTTGAACTGTGGTAACTGTGGAACGTCCCCCTCAGTGCTCCACTTCATCCTTGGCCCACTCCATTTGCTCCAGCATTGCGCTTCCCAGAAGCGACGCCTGCATGATGATGTCCTTGCACATTTCCAGAGTGAGCTCCGCCTGCTTCCGTCCGTACTGGTCAAAGTTTGCCGGCAAATGCGCCTGCGCCCACATGATGCGCGCCATCCCATCCTCCTCGTCCCACACGATCTTGCCGATCAGCGGCGCGTCTTGAAGGCGCTCCAAGTCCGTCTCTTCCACGCTGACATCCATCACCCTATCTCCGTTCCACTGATCCACTCACCCACAACGACGCACTGCACGTCACGCCCCGCACGTTTATCCGGCCACTCCTCCACACTGAGCACGTTTGTCTCGACCCACTTGGCGAGTATTGCCTTTGCCCGCGCCTTTTCGTTTTTCTTGGCCACGTCGAGATCAAGCTGCACCGCCACCGCGTTGCCCGCCCAATGCTTGGCGCGTGCATCCAGCCGGTACGGCTCACCCCGTGACGCCGCCGCTCCGATCAGGCGCTGCACCTCCTGCGCGTCTCTGGCGCTTACACCGTCGAATAAGTCGGGCATTTTAAACGGAATGCACACACCCACATATTCCCCGTTTGGCAACTCCACGCCGTGCATACGTCGATACAGAGCCTTTGCCGCCGGAGGCGCCAAGTTGGACTTGCCGTCGTCCACACGGAATATGCCGAGGCTTTCGAGCTCGTTCACGCCCAGCTTCAGCGCGTCTTCTTGGCTGACCTTGTTGATGATGCGCGCCGCACGCGCCGCCCCGATCAGCGAACCTGCGCCGCGGACGCTGTCGATTGTTGCGTCCTCGCCGTTTGACTTGCGGATGTGATGCGTCAGCACCACCGCCGCGTCGGTCTGGTCCGCGATCCACCGCGCCTGCGCCACGGCTGCGTTCATGGCGACGTTATCGTTTTCGTTGATGTCGTTGAACCCGACCCACGGGTCCAGCATGACCAAGCCGATCTTGTTTTGCTTGATCCGCTCAATCATTTTTTCGGCAACCTGATCATTCGTCACGATGCCATCGCGCGTTTGCTTGGCAAACTGTATCATCAGGTCGCGGCCCGCGTCCAAGAACAAGCGCCCGCGCAGTTCCTCCGGCTTGATGTTGTAGTGGATCATGATTGCCGCGAACCGTCGCTGCATTTCCTCGTAGGGATCTTCCCCGTTGATCACCCACACGTTGACCTGTTCATGCACCGGCTCCTCTAGCAGCGGCCGGCAGAGGCATATGCTCGTCGCCTCCACGTTCTGCATGGACGTCTTGCCGGCGCCGCCCTGAGATGCCACGACGCTGACGTATCCGCGGATGTAGTGCGCGCCGTAGATCCAGCGCCGGCGTGGGATGCTAGCCGGATCGACTGGCTCGTATGGCGTCGGCCAATTCATCTCCGCCTCCGCCGCCTCTTGCTGCGCTTGCTCGACCGGCTTGGCCAAGGAGAGCGCCTCCCGCAGCTTCTCTTCACCGGCTTCGCGCAGGTAGTCGTTTGCGTCTGTGACGTTCTCCACGCCGAGCTCGTTGAAGCGCACGACGTAAACCGACGTGCTCCCGTCGCCGCGTATTACGTCGGCCACCTTGTCCACGTCGAGGTCAGGGTCCGCGCAGATCGTCACGTCGGACGCGCGTGGCGCGTTATACGTGGCCATGCCTGCCTTGCCGAAGGTGCACACGATTGTCGCCTCCGCGTGCCCCTGCACCGCCTGCCGCACACTGAGCGCATCCTCTGGTCCCTCGACCAAGATGATGGCGCCCCCGTCGTGCTCGTCGCCGATCCTCATTGAGTTGCCGGCGATAACGCCGCGGGAGTATTTCGTGATGCCTCTGTGCTCGCGCTTGTTTCCCTCCGCCGTGATGAGCACCGCCTGTATGCCCTGCACCTCGCCGGCTTCATCCAACGCGGGAAAGAGTATCGCCGGCCCGTCGTATACGTTTGGGCTGAACCTTGCGGCGCCCACCGCGGCAGACGCGCGTAAGCCGCGATTGTTTAGGTAAAGTAATGCAGGACGCACTGCGTCCTTACTTTCTCTAGAAATCGGGACACCTCCCTCCCACGCCTTGCGCGCCTTGTCGATCTTGTCCTTGCGCGTTTCCTCGTCGCGTGTGAGCATTTCCTTGCTGGCCAGCTTACCTATGAGCCGGTCAAATTCGCTGGCCGTGAATGGCTTTGCGTCGCTATCTTCGAGAACCTTGGGGTTTTCCCCGCCGCGCTTGAAGCCGCTGCCGATTGTGGCTTTGATTTCGATGTCGTGCAGCCCGACCTGCTTTGCCGCTGCGTGCAGATCTATGATGGCCGCGTCTATGTTTGACGGCGCCAAGTGCGCGTGACGCCCCAGCGTGTACGCCGCCTTGTTGAGCGTCTCGTTGCGCCCGCCTTTTATGGTTGTGAGCATTTCGCTGACGGTGCTTTCACGCACTTTGCTGAAGTATGCTTCGCTCATTCTTCTCTCTCCGTTGGCTACTTATACGGCGCCGGACACCTGCTTCGAGCACATGTCCGGCGCCGCCCTGCCTTACCTAAAAGCCAAAGTTATCGTCGCTGGACGCTGGCGCCGCGGACGCGGGTGCCGGTGCTGCCGCAGGCGCAGGCGCTGCGACAGGCTCGCCCGTAGGCTTATTGATCCAAGTGCGGATGTTAAAGCCGACGTCGTAAGACGTGCCCTTGCCGACGACGACAGGCGTGCAGCTTGTGATCTGGACCACTGGCACCTTGCCCTGCGTAAACTCTGGCGCCTCTTCCGCCTTGTTGTACAGCTTGGCGATAAACTGGCCCAAGCCAAAGCTGTTGCCACTCATAGACGCCTCGCGCCCGTCACTGAGCCAGCATTTCACCTCGAAGCCGTTCTTGTGGCTATCGCTTGGCTTGGCGATTTGCTGACTTGGACTTGGCCACGGAACCCAATCCCGCACGCCTACGTCGATATGCAGCCACCCGAACACGACCTCCTTGATGTCGATGGCGAAGCCGCGGTCCATGTCGATGGCGACGTCAACGCCGTCGTCCTTATAGTACCAGCGGTTTTGTGGTAGATTTGAGCGGATGAAAAGCTCGCCGCCCGTGTTGTCACTTCCGAAAGATATTGGCATGTTTGTCTCCTTGACTAAGTTGCCGAAAATTTGAACGCATAGGGCGGGATTTGCAGCGTCTGTAATTCGCCGTAATCGTAGCCCCACACGCCCGTGTGTTGCGCCGTGGCATACGCCGCCAGCGCGTACTCGACCGCATGATGCCCTTCCTCAAGGGACAAGAGGTCCAGTTCGTATACGCCCACCTTGTAGGGCGCTTTCTTTTGCACCGCGATGAAGATGAAGCGGTCTATTTCATGGCCATCGAAGGCCATGCATCTGCGGTAAAATTGATCCTGTATGTGATAGCCAAAGTTCGCCGCCTGCTTCGCAAAGCCCGCCGGTGAGCTATCTACGGTCGTCTTGACGTCGATCAGCGCCGCAATGTCCTTGCGCCATGCGTCTGGACGGCAGCGCATGTTGACGTTGGTGTTCGCGTCAATGGCAAACACGCTGGCTTCGCAGACTAAGTCGCCGCTGAGCAACGCCGCCGCCGCGGCATTTGCGCGCACGGCGTCCGCCATATTCTTAGCCAAGGCGTAATCGCTTTCGGTCAAAAGTATTGCGCCCGCCGCGTCCGCTTCGTCCTTGGTGTCGGTCCACGCCTTGCCTCTGCGCGTTTCGGGTCCGCACCATACGGTGTTGCTGCGATGCGGCTCCAAGATCAGTGTGTGCGTGGCGCTGCCTACGTCTAGGGCTGGGCTTGGCTGGTACTCTCCGTACTTGAAGTCGGCCAGACTTTCCATGGCGATCTTCTTGGCACCTGACGCGCTCAGTGATGGGTCGAGGTGATATTCCTCGTTTGACATGTCATAGATGACCGTCATTGCGTTCCTCCTCCGTATAGCGCGATAAGCAGAGCCTCCGCGCGGTGTTCATCCTTCTTGCGCTTTAACTTATCCGCTTGCCGCGGAAACCATTGCACGGCCAGACGTCTTGCCGCGTCCTTGTCCTTCGGTAAGTTCATAGACCGCTTCCACGTTGACGGTGTCACAATCGTGTAGGGTATGTTCGACAGTGCCACGGCTGCGACGATCTGTCCATATGCAAAGCCCAACTTGAAAGTGCTTGACACGCCCTGCTTAGGCATCGCTTGCTGCTTTTCGATGTAGACGTGATCGACGGTGCCTGCGCTGTTAAGTATTGCGGTAAGCTCATGCACGTCAACGCCGCCCTCGTCAAACGTGGGCAGGTCGTGCACTTCGGACCAGTCGCCTTTCATCAGCGCCACGCCGCCTGTGCGGTATCCGCAGTCAATGCCGACGATCATCGAAGCTGTACCCCGCGTCTGAGAGTAAATCTTTGAGAGCCAATTCGACCAGCAATGACATGCTCATGCGGCTTGTCTCGCTGTACTTCTGAAGCGCCTCGTATACGTCCTCGCGTATGCGTGGACCAATCTGCTTTAAATCTTGCATGGTAGATCTCCTTTAGCACCGTGTTAACGTAGTGTTGGCGAATAAGCAAGGGGCGCCGTAGCGCCCCGTAAATTTCTTAGCAAAATAAAATATTAGTTTTTGCCCATTCGCGCTCTTTTACTTTTGCCTGATGAGCGTATTCTGCGACGTCTTGCAGAGAGGAAAAGTCACGCATAATTTTTGACGTGCTTCTGGCGCCAATGTGCACCAGCATATGCCACTTGCCTTCCTCTACCTTTTCCACTTGCGCTTTAATGCCGTCATTGAAGAGCACGTCATATGCTTCGAGCTTTCTGTGCTTTGTTCTTTTTGTGATGTAGTTCATTTTCTCTCTCCTTTGTTCCTTCCCCATCTTGTTAACAAATAGTTAACACATGTGCAAGCACTTTCGAGCACTTTTTTTGAAAAAGTTTTTATGGTAAAAAGGATAAAAGAGAGGCGCATATGATTGACATGATAGAACCTGTTTTACGTTGGCTAGTTGCGCCTCTCGTGGCGGTCGTCTGGTATTTGTTTAACCGCACCAACAAGAACACGACTGACGTTGCCGTGTTGAACGCCAAGCTCGAAGCACAGAGCCGTAATTTCGACGAAATGCGCGACACGATCAAAGCAATATTTAAAAAGCTCGACAGCATAGAGCACTCACTGCGTAAGTAGTGTGCACGCTGGTTGCGATCCTGTGGGGCCACACGTTTACATACGGGCTGTACAAGGCGTGCTACTATGACTGCGGGTATGACAGAGCGCACTATTTGTGGTACGATAAAAGGTATGCCGTCCACCCAAATTATGCCTGCCCATTAAGGTTTTATGAGAAATGATTGACCCATTCACCGCTCTAGCCGGCATCAAAGCAGCCGTATCCGCGGGTAAGGAGCTCGTCTCTGTGACCAAGCAGATCGGTGAGTTTTTCGATGGCGTCGATGACCTACGCAACAAGCACACAAAGAAAAAGAACAGCGTCTTCAGCAGCGGCGACGAAAATGCGATGGAGACGTTTGTACAACTTCAGCGTGCAAAAGACGCCGAAGAAGAGCTACGTCAGATTGTAATCGCCACCCGCGGATTTTCTGCTTGGGGTGAGCTCCAAGAGATCCGCGCGCGCGTCCGGCGTGAGCGCAAGGAACGCGAGGCAGCGGAAAAGCTGAAGCGTCAACAGCGGCTGGAGGCTATCGTGATCTTTGGAGGATCTATTGCAGTGGTTGGCTTACTGACGGGCATCATTGTAGTCGTCGTCATGGGATTGCAGGGGAAGATCTGATGCTGAGCCCCGTAGGTAACTTACCCTTCGCTATAACGCCTGAGAGAGCCCGTGAGAGCATAGAAAACCATCAGGCGCAGCAACGGGTACAGGTAGAGCATTTGCGCGCCCACAAGCTCTCCAAGGCGCTGGAGCGCGCACAACTTGATTTAATGTTGTCATATGATAGGTTTGGAGCGCACAATACAGGCTTGCAACCGCAGGGCCAGATTGTGGATATGGAGGTATGATATGGTTCAAATCACGGCGAAGTATGTAGACGAATTAAAAATCCTACCAAGGCTTATGATGTTGGCAGTCACCGTGCTGACTTATCAGGCTACCCATTGGTATATGTCTTTACCCGATCCAACTATCCAACAGAGTGGGCTGGTATCCGTTTGTATGGGTGCATTAACGGGCTGTTTTGGCATTTGGATGGGTAAAGAAAGCAAAACAACGGTTACATCCGATAAGGTTGTGCACGAAGAAAAATATGATAAGCGTTGAGGTCGAGCTATGATTACACTTCTAGGAAGTCTGTTAGGCTTTGGCACGTCATTCCTGCCAGAGGTTTTGAATTACTTCAAAGCAGGTCAAGAGCATAAGCACAATCTTGAGCGTATGCAGCTTGAAATGGACATGATGACGAAGCGAAATGAGTTACAGCTCAACGTCATGGATAAACAGGCAGAGATCAAGGAAACGGAAGGCTTGTACAAACATGACAGTATGGACGCTGGGTGGTTTATTAACGGACTTAGAGGTTCTGTCCGTCCTGTCATCACTTACGTGTTTTTTGGCCTTTTCGTGGCCATTAAAGTAACAGCTTTGATTGCTCTGATGGATGCAGGTAATGACTTAGGGCGCTCTCTTTCTCTGATTTGGGATGATGCTACGTCTGGCTTATTTGCCGCTATAATCAGCTTCTGGTTTGGGGGTAGAGCCGTAGGTAAATATATGAAAGGTAAGTTGTAAAATGGGTTTTAAGTTTGGCAAACGCTCGCTGGAGCGACTGGAGGGCGTGCATGAGGATCTTGTGCGCGTAATGAAGACGGCGATTGATTGGAGCGACGAGGTTGACTGGTGCATCATCGAAGGCATGCGTACCGTCGAGCGCCAGAAGGAGCTTCTCGCCAAAGGCGCCTCGACTACCATGCGCTCGCGGCATTTAACAGGACACGCCATCGACATGGCACCCTATGTTGACAAGGCGATACGCTGGGACTGGCCGCTGTACCACAAGATCGCGCCAATCATTAAGGAAGCCGCGGAACATGAAAAGGTTCGCATTGAGTGGGGCGGCGACTGGCGGAAGTTTCCAGACGGTCCACATTGGCAGCTTCCATGGAAAGATTACCCGTAGTGCTCGTTCCAATGCAGGATGCGGTGACAGTTTGCGCATAGACAGACGCACTTTGTCTCCGCCTCTCTGACCGCCGTATTGTACTGCCCGCCCTGCACAAGTTGATAGACGGCACGGTTTTCTGGGTCATCTTTGTTTATGTGATGAAAGTCCAGCGCAGCGGGGTGGCTGAAGCCGCAGTCGTTGCACGCCTGTTGAGCCTTCCACTCAATCCACTCTTTCTTTTGTCTCTTTCTGCGCTGCCGGTTCTTAGCGATAACTTTTTCTTTGTTTCTCTGATACCACTTCGATCCGTACGCTTTGGCGTACGCAACGCGCTTTTGTTTATCTTTGTATGGCAAAAAACTTTCCACTTTGGCTGCGGGAAGTTTATCACTTTTTACAGATACTTAAAACCAAGTTTTAATTTTATTATGCAGGGGCTTGGTTCTGCGCGGTCTGTTCTTACAATTGTTATTACGCTCGTATTGCTTTGCCTTTTTCATGAGCTCGTAGCGCCGATGCCCGCCGGACCGCTTGTAAAAGTCGGTCGCTCTTTCCCTGCACCGTTCAGCGTCTTCTAGCATAAGAAGGCGTAGCTCGTCCTCTGTCATATCTTTACGCCGTCTTGTCTCAGCGTGTTGACGAACTTCTTAAGCTCCTCACGGGCGTGCCAGAGATCCTGTTGCACGTTTGGGTGCTTGTCGAGCCGGAAGCTCTCGTCTTGTAGCCGGTCCACCATTCGAGATAGAAACTCCAGATGAGCCTTGTCTGCGGGTGTTATTTCCATTATATTCCCTTTCCGCGTAAATACGCATGTAGCAGTCACCACAGTAGGATGTGAAATCTCTGACAATTATTAAGGCGTCGTTTTCGCAGCAATCACACTTCATGGCCTTGCCCTCGGTCTAATCGCAGAAGAAACAACATCAGTCGCCACGCACGTCATAAAGATGTCATTGCCGTAGAGCTTGACGATGTGATCGTAGATCGGATCAGCCAAGCCCTGATCCATTGCTTCTTGGCAGTGGTTCTGTGAGGCGTACACGATACTTGCAACGGGGGCTGCATTGAACGACGCCATTTCGTAGTCGATCATCAAGACAGTGAAAAACTCAATCATTACGCCACCTCCTTCCATTCGTTGTACAGATCCCGCACCAAGCGTTTTGTCATGTACCTCATCGCACGATTATGAGCATGACCATCCGTCTTCACGCGCTCGCGCTCATACTCCTTGCGCTTGTCGTAAATCACGCGATACGGTCCCGCGTTCTCATCTTTGCCTTGAGACTTTAACAAACTGTCTCCAATTGTCCAAAACACGGAATGACGTGACGGGTTGTATCCATGAACCAAAGCCATCTCCGCGTTGCTATGCTTGCGCTGCCGCTCTCCATCAATCACGGCAAGCCCCGCACGTTTGTAAATTCCGTCAAGCTCTTTTTCGTATGCCATGAAGTCGCCGACCTCTCCGACAATGCCGGCTAAGCCCAAGTGACCGAAGCCTTTCACCTTATCAACAAATGACGCGGCAGGTAGCTTCTTGGCCAAATCGACAAGCAGCTTTTCAAACCTACCTCGCGCTTCCAGCAACGGCTCGCGGGCGTTAAAAAGCGGCTGCGTTGCTGCGATATAAACGAATGCAGCCTCACCCTTTTTTAGCGCAGCAAATAGCTTGTTTGCTTCCTTTATCTCGCCGTCGCAAAACCCTCTGCAAACTGCCTTGATTTGCAAGACCAGCTTACCCTCTGCCCGAACCATGTTCTGGCGGTTGCGCCATGTGCGGTAGATTTGTGCAATCGTTTCATCTTCGTATCTTTTGTCCATTTCTTTCTCCTTGTTTTAAAGACCAGAGGTGTAGGGGTGTTGGCATTTCTGCGTAAAGGGGGTGGCCTCTGGTCGGTGTTATTTGGGCGGCTATCGCTTGGCATTTCTGCGGAACGGTAATGGCCCAAATTCGGTGGGGGCGATAGCATAATGGCATTTCTGCATTCTGACGATGGCCCCCTGTGATTGATCGGGAAGGGCGGTTCATTAATAGCATTTCTGCGTTTGTCAAGTGACCCTCCCCCTTGGTGCGCACCTTTAGTGGCATTTCTGCGTAGACAAAACGGCACCATGTAAAAAGTTGGGGGCATTTATCAGGGTGGCATTTCTGCGATGTATATTTGGCCCCCATAAACATCATGACACCATCACGTCTGTGTGAATTGCCTCTACGTCTTCGATCCTCCAGACATCCCGAACAATTTTATCGTCAGGCATTTTCTCTAAAATCGCAGACAGAAACTTATGGTTGCGGCGATGCGTGTTCGCCTTCAAACCTTCTTTGTGCACGACGTGCTCCAGATCACTCTTCATCGCATCGCCAAGGCAGATGCCTAAGTCAGGTAGCGCGAAGTAATCAAAGATGTTCTTCGCATAGAGCGCCGCCGTGTTTTTGAGCGACACGCTTGGAACGGAATGCTCGCCCTTTTGCAAGAGTACCTGCTTGGAGATCTTCTCAGCTTGCTTTCTAAAGCTGGCACGATTTCCCCGCGACCTTGCGCTTACATCCTCAGACGCAATGCGCTGCAAGTAACGTGCGGTCGCCGCATCGCGTAATTCCTTGTCGCTGCGTAACATCTGAAGATATTTTTCCGCAGCTTCTTTCTGAGTTTTAGAGCCATCCCAAGCCTTCTCAATGGCCTCCAGAACAATCGGGTTTCTCATTTGATAGGTCATAGCCACCACCCCGCACTGATACCTGTTACGAAAATCATTGCCATGGCAATGACGATGGTGAAGATGATCCAGTCTTGCTTATCGATATTCATTTGCCCTCCTCCCAAGGTGCGCGGTCCAGTGTGACCTTCATGTTTTCCTGATGTTTTTTCGCGCTGCCCAACGCGACCTTCGTGTTGAAGTCAACGCGCCGCGCTGCGGCTGAACGCTCGTAAATTTTTACTGAGCTACGCTTGGCGGGATACGGCCGGCCATACAGCAAAGTGTCCAATTCTTCGAGGGTGTCGGCATTGACGGTCATCCGGTCATTTGTGCCTGTTTGAATAAATTCTGCGCAGAAGCGTTTCATGTGTTTCTCCATTCCTGATACCCCCTGTTAACATGTGGTGAACAGGCGGTCAACAAAAAAATGGCCCCGCTCGAAAGCAGGGCCAG